TTAGGCCACTTTCGCGAGTGGCTTTTTTGTTTTCAGATCACTGAGTGTCGCAAAAGTGTCGCACCAGTTTTTTGGCAATCCCGCGATAGGTACGATTTCGAGGTTTTTTGCGATATAAAAAAACCCGCGCGAGGCGGGTAATTTTAGAGCCATAACTGGCGTTGTCCGGTTTGATTTGGATGGGGTGGCGCAGGATCAATTTTGCCAGGCGTCACAATGTAGCGCTCTATTGATTCCATTGTCACAAAGGTACAACTGCAATTGATATTGGTGCATTGGTGATAGCGTTCTTTTGTGTTCTCGCTTAGATAGCGGCTTGTACGTGCATGTGCAGCATGCTTGCATTGTGGACAATGGAACATGATCGCCTCTAATTTCTCTAAAAGAGAATTTATTATATCTATAAATTCGCATAATGAGAATTACAAAAATTCACTTAGTGCGAGACATCATCTATCACTCCATCGTCGTCGGACTCCGCATCATACTCAACATCAGAAAGTTTAACCTCCAGTTCTAACGCTGTCGTATAGCCGCTGCTGCTGAGCGCGTGGGTCACTTTGGTAATTATCCATGCCTGCTCATCGATAATGCTCTTAAACCCTGAGACTTTCACCGGCGTTTCCGGGTAGAGATCGGCGCGCCCGACGGCCAGATTTATCGAGAACTCCGCCACCCCGCGCTGTAACTTGTCCCACTTTGCTTTTGCTGCCCGCATCGCCTGGGCTTTTGTTGAATAGACCGTGGTTAGGGCGAATACGTTATCAGCCTCACCGGCCATGTATTCCCCTTCGCGTGCTTCCGGCTCTTTGGCCTCTTTCTTTTTCGCTGCCTTGGCTTTCGGGTGTTGCAGTGCGCGCAGGTGCTGCTCTTTCGGCTTGCGCTTCACTTTCACTTTTTTAGGCTTCGGCTCTTTGGTATGCAGCCATTGCGCCGTTACGCCGGTATAAGCGCCCCGGTCGGCAATCGCAAACTGATGCCGGTCGCCGTCGCTGCGGATAATGGTCACCTGCGGGATGGGTTTACCGCTGGCGCTGACCGCATTGCCCGGTTTGAGAAACAGCAGTTTCCCCGCTTTGACAGACACCTCGCCGCCGTTCCGGTCGGCCAGCCGGGTCAGGAATTTGGCGTCGGATTCCTGCGACTGGTCGATGTGCGGGATCACGATTTTTGCCAGCTCCGGCGCAACGGCCGCCGTCAGTTTGTTGCGCGTCGCGATGGTCTCGACAATCATACCGAGCGTTTTGGCGTGCCATGACTCCTCGCGTCGGGAATTCAGGGAGCCACGAAAATCGGCGCTCCGTGCCCGGATGGTCACGGTATCCGGTGCGCCCCGGTGTTCAACCTCATCCACGGTGAAACTGCCCTTGCCGATAAGCGCCGAACCTTTCCACCCCAGAAACAGCGTCAGCACCGCCCCGCGCACCGGCAGGACGACACGCCCGTCGGCGTCGTTGAGCTCGATATCGAGCTGGTCGGCTTCAAACCCCCTGTTATCGGTCATGGTCAGGCTAATCAGGCGGTCGCTGATATTGCCGGTAATATCTTTGCTGTCAATTTTCAGCATAAACGCGGGGGTGAGCGTGCTCCCCGCTTCGCTATACAGTATTTCTGACATCAGAACCCCAGGCTTGACGTTAATTTTGTAGCGGCTTCTTTTGCCTTACCGACGAGACTGTCGGCCTGTTTATTCAGGTCGCCATACACCGCCGCGAGCGACTCATCGACGCGGGTCAGTGTCATGGTGAAGGTGATTTTCCGGGGCGAGCCGTCCGCAAAAAACTCGGTGCCGGTCTCGCTGATGCTGTTGATAACGTACATCCCGTAAATTAGGCCAGTTCCTGCCAGTAACGGCCAGGCACGCCCCTCCTCCGCCATCAGGCGCAGCGCGGTCAGCGTCAGATGCCCGCCGGTGAGCTCCGGGAACAGCTCGCCGCTGAGCGTGATTTTCTCCTCACCGACACCGAGAAACTGAAAGGCATCGCGCTTGCCGACGCGGTTGTTTGACGGCCAGCGGTATTCCGCGTCGCGCTGCATATTCTGAAACGGCAGCGTCTGACGCATAAAAACGAAAAAGCCAAGTGCAAGCATCATTTCAGTGTTTCCTTATCCGTCGGTTCGCATACTGGCGCGTTCGCGGGCGCGCTTCTCCCGGTCGGCTTTCTCAACGGCATCCTGCAACTGACGTCCGAGGTCGCCGCCCGGTGCGCCGCCGTTTTGTACCGTGATGTTGTAATGGCTCTGCCGGTTGTCGGTGTACGCTTTCCCGGCACCGGGAGCGGTAACAGGCTGATACGCCTGATAACCGCCGTACGTGCTGGTTGCAGGGATATACCCGCCATTACTGATGGCCGGGTTTTGCGTTGCACCGGCTTTCGCAGCACCGGCTTTTTCCGCCGTTTTATCGAGGTCGCCCGATTCCTTGTTAATGACGCCGAGCTTTTCCAGTACCCACTCGATCCCCGCGCGCAGCTTGTTGAACGCCTTAAGCGGAAACATCAGCGCATCAGCCAGCCCCTGGCCGAATCGCATCCCGGCATCCTTACAGGCGTTGAGTTGCTCCTGAGACGATTTCACCGGCTCAAGCAGGTTGGTAAACCAGTCCCACGCGGCTTTGAGTTTTTCCCCCAGCCAGTCAAACATCGGTTTCAGCGGTGAGAACAGTTCCCCGACCGGCGCAAACGCCGCCTTAAGCCCTTCGATCACCCCTTCAAAAAATGCCGAAATCGGCTCCCAGTATTTGCGAATCAGCAATGCCCCGGCGACGATGGCGACGCCAATCGCGACAATCGGCCAGGTGAGCGCGCCGAGTACCGTCATGATCGCGCCACCCACGACGCTGAAGACAGTGCCGAGCACCCCGGCAATCGCAATGATGGCGTTGATGCCGCTGATAACCGGGAACGCCACCAGGCCGATTGCACCAACGACACCAATAACCCCGACGGCCACCGCCGCAATGGTGCTGATGGTCTGTGCCAGTCCCTTGTTTTTCTGGATCCAGCCGTCGAGCTTGAGCACGTACCCGGTCGCGGTTTGTACCAGTTTGCGAAGAGAGGATTCCTGCTGGTCAAAAAGGTCGGTGCCGACCGCCTCATAAGCCGACTGGAATTCTTTGAAGTCGCCGCCGAGGTTGTCCTGCATGACTTTGACCAGTTCCTCGGTTTTGCCATCGGACGCCTTTAATGCCGCTGTCAGCGCGTCGAGTCTGCCGGATGCCGCGCCCTGCAACAGGGCGTTGGCGGATTTCAGCGCCTCCTCGCCAAAAATGGTTTTCAGGTATTCACCCTGCTGGGCGTTACCCAGCTTGTGCTTAGCAAAGCTGGCGCTGATTTCTTTCAGAATGGTAAAGACAGGCCGCATATTGCCTTTGCTGTCTGACGTCTTGATGCCAAGCTCTTTCAGGGCGGTGAAAGCCTGCCCGGTGGGAGCCTGTAAACGACTGACAACCGCCGAGCTGCCCGTCCCCGCCATTGACCCGGTGATGTTGTTATCGTGCAGAACACCGGTCATCGCTGCCGCTTCTTCGAGGCTTACGCCCGCCGCGCGGGCAACGGGCGCCAGATACGTCATGGCGTCACTGAGACCCTGAAAATCGGCGGCTGATTTATTCATCGTCGCTGACAGGACATCCCCGATGTGACCCACTTTGTCATTGGATAGCTGAAAGGCGCTTTTCGTCCCCAGGAGTAATTTTGCGTTCTCCTCCATCGTCTGCCGGTTGGCGAGCGACATATTCAGCGTGACGGGGGTCGCTGCCTGAATGGCTGCCGCATCGCCGCCCGCTTTGGCGATGATGATTTGCGCCCCGGCGGCATCGTCAGCCGAGGCGGCAGTATTGTCGCCGAGCTGACGCGCCTGTTTGCGCAGGGCGGTCATTTCTGCCGAATCTTTCGTTACACCTAACGTCGCCTGAAGCTCAGAGTTTTTCTGCGCAAAATCAAATCCCGGTTTTAACAGCGCCGTACCGGCCAGCGTGGCGGTCGTCGCAATCCCGACACCGGCAGCGCCGACCGCCGCCGATTTACCGGCGAGCTCTTTTCCCGCCTGATAACGCTGCTTGACCGCGCTCAGTTTGGCCTGTTGCGCACTGACGCGCGCCAGCGCCCCGCGCTGCCGGTGCAACTGCGAGGTCGTTTCACCAATACTGGTTTTCAGGCGGCGCTCATCAGCGGCCAGCGTGCGCGTGTTGATGCCCGCCCGGCTGAGTTCCTGCCGTGTCCGCTGTACCGCTTCACGCAGGCTGTTATGTTTAAGCTGGAGCGCGGCAGCATTTTTGCGCGCGGCTTCCATTGCGGCGGCCTGTGCGCGGGTCGGGCTTTCGGTCTGTTTAAACGCCACGGCCAGCGCAGCGGCTTCCTGTTTCGCTTTCGCCAGCGACTGGCTGGTCACGGCAAGCTGTGCGCTGGTCTTGCGAAACCCCTCGATTCTGGATGCCTGGCTGTTGAGCTCACGTAATGTGGTTTGCGTCGCCCGGATATCGCCGGCCAGCGTTTTGCTGGCCTTTTCGATGGATTTTAACGGGCGGGTCGCCTGGTCAACAGCCCTGAGCAATACCTGTAATTTCACATCACTCATTCGTGTTTCCGCTTCGCTGGAGCGCTTTTTCGCGCCATGTAACGAGCTCGGTCAGGCTCAGGGGAAATAACTCCGATGGCGGCCAGTGAAAAATCACCGCGATATCCGCCATCAGGTCATCGACTGAAAGATTTGGCGGGAAGGTTACTGCGCCGAATTCGGCGACAAAAAACCAATCACCTTACCGGCCAGCGCCACAAGGTCAGGCAGCTCCAGCGCGGCGACTTCCTGCTCGGTCAGTGACGGCGCAGTCACGCGCGGCAGCACTTTAATCAGCGCGTCGACGTCGGAGTTTGCCACCGAGGCCAGGCTGACGCCGCGCAGCGTACCGGCGTTAGGTTTCATCAGCGTAATCTGGTCGATGACCTGCTCGCCGCGTTTGACGGGGTTTTCCAGGGTGATCACATTTTCGTTTTTCATGGTGTTCTCGTCTTAATCGGGAATGGGGTTAACCGGCCAGCCTCGCTGACCGTGTGAAAATTACAGACCGATATTGCGGCGGTGCTGTTCGAGGCGGTCGGTGCCGTTCACTTTCTCAATCATGTTGAGCGTATCGATTTCAACCAGCTCTTTACCGTCCATCGTCAGTTTGAAGTACGTGCAGATAACCGAGATTTTTGACTCGCTGTCTTCGCCCTGCTTACCTTCGCCGGTGTCGATCTCTTTCTGACGTCCACGCATGACCACTTCGACGGCGACCGTTTCGCCGGTGTCGTCGCGCTGGTAGGATCCCGCAAAACGAATTGGCACAGCATCGACGCTGGTTGCGCCGTACAGCTCCCAGATAGCGGAATCCGGGAAACCGCCGAGCGACCATTCCATCGACAGGGCATCATCATCGAGCCCCATATCAATCGGCGCGACGCCGTTCATTCCCGCGCCGCGATAGTTCTCCAGCTTACGGGTCAGCTTCGGCAGGGTGATGGATTTGGCGATCCCCTGATAGCTGTAGCCATTCAGGAACACATTCATGTATTTGAGCTTGCGCGGCATTGCCATTTAATCAGGCTCCTTATTTGCTGTTGACCGAGGAAACCAGCGTCGCCAGATATTTATCGGTGATGCGCTGGCGTAAGGTCAGGTTTTCCAGTGGGGGAACCGGCGTGTAGTCGTAATCGATATACAGTTTTCCGGCTTTCAGGGTCTCTTTGTCGTTGGCTTCTTCGTCAAACCAGCAGGTCGCATCGACGATGTAACCATTCGTTTTGAGTTCGCGGAATTTGGCGTTGATGCCGTCGACGATATCGCGGATAAGCGTCGCGGTGATGGGCTTGTCGACCGCCCACATGTGCGCGGCGGCCATCGTGTCGGCAATCACCTGCGCGGTGCGGGTGTAGTTCTCAAACAGGAAAAGCGGGTCATCCGAACAGGTGCGGTTACCCCAGAAACGAAAACCATCCTTGCGAATCAGCGTCGTGATGCCCGCCTCGTTAAGTAAATCCGCATCGGTGCCGGGCTCCTGCAAATCCCAGAACACCGACGCGCTGATGCCGGTCACGCCATTAACGCCGACGTTAGACAGGGTTTTGTGCCAGCCGACCGACTGGTCGATGTACGCACGCAGACCGAGCGCGCGGGCGGTGGCGTATGCCGTGGAGGTTGCATTTTTCACGGTGTCCCAGGCGAGAAAATCCGGCCAGATAATCATCAGCTCGCGCTGGCTGAAATTGTCGCGGTATTTGATGGCATCAGATACCGTCTTGCAGCCCCACGCGCTGACATAACCGAACGCACGCAGCTTCTGACAAACCGGCGCAAGGGCGGTCGCCACCTCCAGCGTGTCGAAACCCGGCACACCGAGAATGCGCGGTTTCACGCCAGTGACGGCTTCGGCGGTGAGCAGTGCCTTTAGGCCGGTGTATTTGCCGTTCTCGTCCGTGGTGCCGATGATATTGGAAATGGTCTGCGCGAGCGCCTCCTCTTCATCATCGCCGGTTCCCTCCGCGACACGCACAACGACAATCACCGGTTTTGCCTGGTCGGCGATGGCCTGGAGGGACGCGGCCAGCGTGCCTTTTTTACCGGCCTTTGCGATGGCGCTTTGCACGCTGGTAATCAGTACCGGCTCGTTAAGAGGAAAGGTCGCGGCATCGGCATCGCTGGCGGTGCATACCATGCCGACAATGGCGGTCGAGACGGTGGAAATGACGCGCGTGCCGTCGTTAATTTCGACGACCTGCACGCCATGATGAAAATCACTCATCCGTTTAACTCCGTGGTGTTGGGGTGAGTGTTATTTTCCAGGGTGCGCGGGCGCGGGGCTATTTATTGGGGTTGGGATGGATCTGCAACAACGAGTTGTGGAAACCTGTAAAAGCAGAACCTCCCCCTCGCTGCACACTTTACCCGTGAAAGAATGCATTTTGCATCTTCCGGGACATTCCCACTGCCATATATTTTTATACCCAACGCAGCAAGGAAGCATATAATGCTTTCAATAACAACGATGCACTAAATTATCCTTTGAGGTGATAAATGGATGCAGGTAAACGCCTTGCGTTAAAATGTAAGAAAATCATCAGTACCATACGGGATAGCGAGATAGTTTCATCTTTAGAATGGGAATTCTCTCTACTCACAGACGCAATAACAGAAAACAAAGTAGTGCTATCGTTAGTTTTATTATATACAACCCTCACTGCCTTTTTAATTTATATTGGACACCTGGCATGGCAGGCCTTATTTATAACAAAAGAAGCCACTGTGCAGGGCAGCAAAGGATTAACAGAACTTGGGCCATTTGGTGATTTTTTTGGCGGGGTGACAAACCCGGTTATTGGTGCAATTGGTTTCATTGCATTAACCATCACCATTATAATGCAAACAAAGCAAAATAATGAAACAGCCAAACAAAACTTTGAGTCATCATTCTACAACCTACTCAACTTACAAAACAACATCATTGAAAACCTGGAATTTAACGAATCAAGAGCCCGACTGAGCTTTACGAAATTCCTCACAGAGAATAGCAAGGTGTTATACCCCTGCGCCACCTACAGCAAGAGCGTAAAAATAAAAAAGAGTTCCGCATACATATTTTATAAAAACTTCAATTCTGAGAGCAATGATCGATTTGGTCATTACTTCAGAAATCTCTACCGCATATTAAAAATGATTGACGATTCAAAATACGCTTATGAAACCAAAAAAAATCTCGCTCGCGTACTACGTGCGCAATTGTCAATGGATGAGTTAACAGTCCTTTTTTTAAATTGTCTTCCCGGAATTTGTGATGAAGGTGAGTTTGCAAGTCTTTTAATTGAATATCAGATGCTGGAGCATTTAAGCATACAGAGGCATGGTGCAGAAAGCATCACCAGAAAAAACTTCCGGAACACAGAGTTTATAATGGGAGGAAAGATTAGAGTAAGCTGCCAGGAAATTTCACGTTATTTGAGCATGGATACTAAAAGATATTCTTATAAAACTACATCAGGCGCTTTCGGCAGGAATACATCAAATGACCTGAAGCTTTTAAAACTCTGTCTTTGGGCAAATGATGAGGCTACCAAATGATGTTGTCCCGCCAGCGCCGATAGTATGTCTGATGTCTCATCACCGCTGGCTGAAGAGTTGTCGAACCTGTTGCGCAGATGGGGTCAACTCCCACCCGCGCATGACTGCGAAACAGGTTATCAGTGGCAGGTATGGCGCGCAGTCTGAAGTGGTAATAACTCCTGGCGGCACAAGAAACCGGCCAGCAAATTTACAGGCATTTACTAACCCCACGTTCAGGCAGGAATTTCAGGCCAGACAATCACCGGTGCTGTCGTAGTATCTACCCGCATCAACAGCACCCGGTATTTTTTCCACTCAGTCAGCACGGCGCTTTCCTCCTCCGTCGCTATTTCCGCATCAAGCGCATCCTGTCGCCATGAGATTTCAGCATCAGCGATTGCACGTAGTGACGTTTTTTTTTGCTCAGCCAGGGCGATCATCTGCTCTTTAGTCAGCTCTGGCGCAGGACGGTCAACCCAGTAAAGCGCGCCGTTCTGGTAGTCAACCATTTTTCCAGTAGGCTCATTGCGACCATTAAACGTAACGGCATCCTCGTCGCTCACTTCAATCCCATCCGCTGGCCATGTCCCGGCGCGCTGATAATCGGCATAAAAGGCGGCGTTATAAATTATGTGCTCTGAAGGTGAGTAAACAGATTTCATATCAGTATCCTATTGCAATATAACCGACGGGAATACCAGGAATACCGTTCCCGTTCTGGTCTACAAAATTCATGTTTGCAGCAGTACGGTCTGATGTATTTGTTGAGACAGAAACGCGATAGCCTAGCGTGCCATACGCAACACCAACCAGTACCAGACACGCGTGAGGAAATGGTGTCGGGTACGATTTCGTAAAACCTCCGCCTGTGCCTGTGCCTGTTGTCGTTGTGCCGCTATCAAACTGCACAATATGCCCGGCGGGTAACCTGAAGGCGTTGACCGTTCCGGTGATGAAACTCGACATGTCCGGGATTTGATTAACGCCTGTTCCGACATCCCGTTTTGCGGCTTCTCCTAAACCGAGGTTTTTGAGAACGTCACCAACGAGACTGGCCGAGACCAGCTCTTTTAATGCGTTACTGGTCATGAGGTATTGATCGTGAGGATTGGCTGATGAAAGGTGCTTTTTCATCACCGCGTCGGCATACCCTTTAACCTCAATGGCAGTGTTGTCCACATACTGACGTGTTGCCAGCACGACCGACGGGTCAATTTTCAGCGTGACGGCGGCGGTCGAGGAGACTATCAGCACCATACGGATGGTCTGCGTTCGCCCGCTTCCTTCCTGGAGCTGCGGCTTGTACGTTTCCGGGCAGTTCGCCACGGCAATTAACACGCCGTTATCGTCATACAGTCCGATTTCGCGGATCCAGAAACCGCCCTCGTTTTCGGGGATAACCTGCTCGGCAATAATCTGACTGGTGTTATTCGCGTCAACGCTCAGCATATTCAGCGGCGCGATGCGTTTCTGGTTAACCAGCTTCGTTTGCGTGGCGTCCGGCGTCGGCAGTGTGCCGTTGCCATCCCCTACGGCCATTTGCGTGATGTTGAGCTTAGTACCGAGCGCGGTGGCGTTTGCCAGCAGTGCCGCGCCCTGGTTGGTCAGAATGGCAAAGAATTTCGCGGTCATGCGCTTACTCTCACGTTGTCGATAAAATGAATGGCCGAGGCCGGGAAATATTCCCCGCCGCCGGTGATGTCCTCAGGTAAGTACGGATAAACGACCAGCGCGTCACCGGTATAGCTTCCCGCGTCGACGTAACACTCGCCCGATGTGCTCAGGCTGATGGCAAGCCCGGTCAGGTGGCGACTGGCCGGTTTGGCGTCATTGATAAGCCGCTCCAGCTCCTGATACATCTCGTCGGTGATACCGCCGTCGAGCACGCCCACCACCAGGCGAAACGTGCCGGGCTCCTCGTTAAGCTCCCACCACTCGCGCACCTCGATAAGAAAACCGAGCGGCTCTACCACGCGGCGCAGGGCGCTGATGGTGCCTTTGTGCTGATGGACAAAAAACGAGGAGGCAATCACCCGGCGTTTCGTGGCTTCCGGCCAGTCAGCGCCCCACCGGTCGACAGAGAGCGCCCACGCCAGATAGGGCAGCAGGTCAGTCGGGCAGGTCTGCGGGTTCCACAGGGTACGCAGCGGCACCGGGACACGGGCAATCTCAGCCGCTGCGGCTGCGGCGGCCACTTCCAGCGGCGACGAGCCAACGGGTAACAGCCGGTCACTATTCATCGTTACCCCCGGCAGTGATGATGTACCCGGTGCAGTAAGACGCCTGGTGTTTGCCGAGCACGATGTCGCCTTGCGGCGCGCTCAGCTCCACGCGCTGGACACCTTCAACATGCAGCGCGGCATAAATGGCTGACCGGCGAACGTCACGCCCCAGCCGGTGCTGCGCAGTGATATAGGCTTTCAGTTTCTGCTCAGCCGTGGCGCGAATGGGCTCTGCTTCGGGGCCAGGGTAAAACCAGAGTGTGGCGGCCACCTCATACGGCACAATCTCTGCCGCCTGCACCGTCACGCGGTCGCCGACCGGGCGCACGTCATCAGCGTTAAGCGCCTTTTCCACCACCGCCAGCAAATCACCGGTAGCAGTGCCGTCACCCTCGCGGGCAAGCACGGTGATGGTCACACAGGCCGGTGTCGGGCTCTCAACAGAAATATCGGCGACACGCCCGTCGGCGCTGCGTCCGTGGTATTCATAGGCACCGACCGGACCGGCCACGCTCAGCCCCTCAAACGCCTGTTGCGCGCGCAGACGCAAATCAGCATCGGACTCCATCACCGCCGCCACCGGCGGGATGGCGGTATCGTCTGCCGGGGTGACGGTCAGCCGTGCGGTGTTGTTGTTCGCGGCCATCACATCAAGGTCGCGCCCCTCAGCACTTGCCAGCGTGACCGCGCGGGCGGCTTCGTTGACGCGCTGACGCCAGATAACCTCCCGGTAGGCGTTCTCTTCCAGAAACTTGGTCAGCGGCTCGGATTCCAGCGCCAGCGTACGGGCGACGGCGCCCTGTTGCTCCGCCGGAAACAGCGAAACCAGTGTCGCCTTGCGCTCGGCGAGGATGCTCTCGTAATCCAGCGCCTCAACCACATCCGGCGCGGGGAGCTGGCTTAAATCAACAATCGGCATGGTGTTAGCTCACAGGGATGGTTAACGAAAAGGCGTCGCCGGTGCTGGCAATCTCGCCGGTCAGGCTGACCACCATGCGGCCATCAGGCTGACGCTCCGTGGTCACTGCGCTTAAGGTGATGCGCGGCTCCCATTTCAGCACCGCGAAATAACAGGCGACCCTGATTTGCAGCTCCAGCGCCGGGGTCTGCGGCTGGTCAATCATGGAAGACAACAGCGAGCCGTAATCCCGGCGCATGATGCGCGAGCCGACCGGCGTTCGCAGGATATCGCTGAGGCTCTGGCTGATGTGCTCCGCGTCTGTGACTGTCCCGCCGGTGCTGCGGCTCAGTCCGATGTAACTGGCTGTCATAGTGGCGCTCCTGTCGTGCCGCCGCTGTCGCCGGGGTGTTTGTGGGTATGCAGCACTTTGCCGTTAGACGACAGCGCACCGCCGCTGTGCTCGATGTCGCCGCGCATCGTGCCGCCTTTCTGCACTTCCAGCGACCCGGTGATGAGCTTATTCGTGCAAACCACCTCCGGCGTATCGAGAGTGATGCGCGTTGAGGCTTTGACCGTTACCAGAGGCGCGGTGGCGGTGAGTGACCCGGATGCGGTGACGTCGGCGGTTTTAATGCCGCTGACGGTCAGGGCGCTGGTCTCGGGTTCGTACTCAATAACCGCGCCATCGGGGAAAGCAATATGCAGGGCATCCGCCGAAGTCGACGGGGCGGGGTTCTCATCGGAGAAAATACCGGGCAGCACAAACGCGGTATCGAGCTCACCGCCGACGGCCAGGATTAACACCTGTTCGCCGACAGACGGAGCCCACCACGTACGCGAACGACCGGCACGCCGGGTCAGCCAGTTGAGCCACGTCGTGTGCATTTCGCCGGTCTGGACGCGGCAAAGCCCTTCTACGAGGTCAACTTCAATCACAATGCCGGTGCGAATGAGGTTGCGAATCGCGCGAGCGATTTCCTGAAGCGAATTTAAAGTTTTCATGGGGAAAAAGGATGCCGCTGATAATCATCTGTAGCAATCAAAGGGGGTTCTGTTGTGCAGGATACAATCGCATTTCAATAAGTTGATGACGTTTCATATATCAGAGTAAAGATGACCATAGCCAAGAAACGGACTTTGTACGCTATGCAATTTTTAAGCCTAAAATTTTCGCACAATAACTTCCTTTGTCGTCTGATGACTAGTTACATGATTAACGATAGACTCCTAATATGCTTTCAATAGATTTCTATAGTTTTAGAATTAAAAATCAAAAAAGGGGGACAGAATGTTTGATTCAATAGTATTAAATCGTTCTATTGATGGGCCATCTCTTACTGTTGGAGAAATCGCAGAAGCATTGCTCTTCTATCAAAACGTTCACATCGTCATGGACACTTCAACATTGTTAGGGCTTATTCGCTCCATAGGTCATAATAATGTAATCAAACTATTATCATTACCTGATATAAAGACGACTTTCATTGAAGAGTTTTTAGGGGTATATACTCAAGAATCAAAAAATGGCGCGGAACATGCATTACTCAGTGCCTTTATTTCTGGCAGTGACAGTGGTGCTCAGTTGAAAAGCTGGAAGAAAAGATTAAATTATATGATCTCGCGACAAGGACTAACCAAGTCTGAGACCGAAGTCTTCATTGAAAGGTTTAAAAAATTAGTAGTTATAAGAAAATTAGCTAGCGATCATTTTATTAGTGGTGGTGTCATATCAACAGCAAAAGAAGATTTGAACGATGAAGCTTATATTTCCGCAGCAGCGCGTATAATTGTTAGCGATTTGCTCGTTGGTCAAACACCGCCTGAAAACCTCTTTTATAAGATATATAATAACAAGGACAGTTTTCTAATAGATACAAATATCAACTTCACTGAAATCAATCAGCTTAATTTAAACAGAATAAAAACAATTGGCGAGACAACTCCAGCAAGTATTGCCGCGGGTATATTGGGAGCCTCTTATGGACTAATCCTTGCTGCACATTACGGGGGAGATTTTTACACATCCAATACAGTATCTGAGATCATTCAGTACAGAAACAAACAAATCCTAGCCCGAGCAAATATTAATCGCAAAGAGCTCAACTCCTTCCATAATATAGTGCTAGAAGGTAGCCCCAACATCTCCTCAATTATTAATGAGAAAGAACGATCTTTTGAGGAATTTCTTGAACTTTTTAGCCGTGCTAAAAAGTTCAAATCTTGGCTTAAAAACAAGTCACCTGATAAAAACCTTGTTTCAGCTTATCTTGAGGAAATAACAACAACAGGCTGGTTGGGTAGCGGCTATGGAAAAGCCTTACGTTATATTGCAAGCACCGGCGCAGGTTTTATTGGTCCAATTACCGGCATAGCAGTATCGGCAATAGATGCTTTTTTCCTTGATAGATTAAGCCTTGGGTGGAAACCTAATCAATTCATAAACGAAAGGGTGAAGCCTTTCATTGATATCAATGGTCATTTGTAATTTAATTGGGATTTGATATTTTAGAACCTCAATTAAAAATTAATATTTAACCTTTGGTTAAGGCTAGTATTAACCAAGACATTGAACTATTAACATTTCAATATACATCTTTTCATCTTGGCTTATCCCGAGTAATGGGCGCTCTGGATAATGTACATTCTTGCTGTGCGGGTTTGGCCGATCTTTCAGGCCGTACTGATGCACCCGCGCGATGCGCTGCACCTTCCCGGTAAATTCCACCACAGCCGCGCTGTCGTTGCCGCTGGCTTTCAGATAGCGATTAGTGCGCAGCTTCGCGAACATCTCCCGCTTAATCCGGCCTTTCTTTGCACGCAGTGGCTGTCGTTTGCGCGGGGTATATGCCGTCCCGTCAGGGGCTTTTTGCGATTTAATCCGCTGTTGCTGGCGCTGGCGCAGCTTCTTCGCAATATCGACAGTCAGTCGCCGACGGCCAGTAGGCGAAAGGGCAGCAAGCAGTCCCGCAAGCTTATCGTCGAAGGGCTTAAATTCATTCATGCCACTGACTCACCAGCTCGCCATTGATATAAAACTTATCCGGGCGCGTCACCGGCTCCGGTGGTGGCGGTTCCGGGATGCACCGCACATGCATAGCCGCGCCGACTTCCTCAACGAGCGTTCGCTCGGTGAGTAACAGGCTGATACTGATATCGAAACTGCTGTCGTTATTGATATCAGCCTCAAAGACAAAGCCTTTTTTCTGCCCGGTGTCGGTGCTGAGGATATCGGGCTGATGCTCACGCAGCCAGGCCAGCACCGGCACGAGGATCAAATCAAAATCGCCGGTAAAATCGGTCACCACCACATTCAGCGTGTACTGTTTTTCAAACGACAGCGACGTCGCCAGCGTGGCGGCAATATTGCCGCTGTCCACATACAGGCGCAACATGTCGGGGTTAGTCGCCAGCACCGGCGCGGCATTAATCAGGGCTTTTCGCAGACTGTCGGGTTTGAGCATCGATATCATCCTGGCATTGTTTGACGGTTTCAACCTGAAGCGCACAGTTTTCCAGCGCCCGCTCAAGGTTGCGGATATCCGCGCTTAAATCGCCGTTGGTACGCGGATCACTTCCCGGCATCGGGCAAAGGCTCACCTTCGGGCAGCCGTTGTAAACAGTCACCGGCGCTGGCGCAGGCGGCGCGCTTGTGCAACCGGCGCACAGCATCAGGCAAATCAGCGCTGTACCAGCGGCGAAAGGCTTCGTTTTCATTGAGCAACCTCGTTATGGTCTGTTCCCGTCGGGCTTCCCGCTCACCGGCGGCATTCAGCTTCTGGCGTAAATCAACCTGCGCCCGTTCGTTTTTATCCGCCCGGTCACGGGCAACAATGAGCTGGTTTTTCAGCATCCCAATCGTCGTTTTCTGCTCGCTGGCGACGCGGCTGGCTTTATCAAAAGACTCGCGAAGAGTGCCGTTTTCATGGCGCAGCCACAGCAGGCCGACGACGGTCAGAATCAGCAACACGATTAGCGTTTTCATTCCACCCCCTTAAGGCAGTAATCCCGCTCGCGCTTGCGGCGGTTTTCCAGCCCGGTATTTCTGACGCCATCGATATAGACCCAGCGCGGGAGCTGGTCACAGGCCTGTTGCCACTTTTTCTGGTTCAGGAAATAAACCAGCGTCGACTTACACGCCGCGCCGGTGCCGACGTTAAAGGCGAAACTGACCACGGTGTCGTAAACCTGCGGCGGCATGTCGACCGGCGTGCAGACCGCAAGGCGGCGCTCCGTGTTCAGCACGTCAGCGACAAGATTTTTTGCCGCGTCCTGCTCCGTGATATCGCGTTTCGGCGCGACCCCGGCAGTGTGGCCGATTCCTGATGTCCATACCCCCGCGCTGCACTGGTAGGGGCGCAGACGGCACCCCTCAAGGTCTGCCATCAGGGCGAGCCCGTCCGGGGAGGTACGGAGTAAACGAAAATCAGGCAACAGTGCCGCCAGTGCCAGCACCGCGACCACACTGCAACGCTTAACGATTGATGACATTGTTAATCTCCTTACTGCTCAGGGCGTTTTGTCCGAGCTGTAGCGCAAGCAGTGCGTAGCTTTTGCGCCGGTAATACCAGTTCACCCCGACGGTCGCCACGACGCCCAGCGCGCCGAAATACGCGGCAAAATCCTGCGGCGTCATGGCACCAAAGAAGGTCAGCGCGACGCTTATCCAGTAGGCGAGCGAGGAGGTGATTTTTTCCATACTCAGTCCCATAAATTCACCGTTTCCTGTACGGGCGCGGCCTGAATCTCCGGCAGCTCAATCGCCGTGCCGTAAGGCAGCACCGCGCCGAGTTCGGCCAGCCCCGGATTGGCAGCGAGCACCGCCTCGAAGACCCCCTCAGTGCGCCCGTAATGGCGGGCGCAAATGACATCGAGCGTGTCGCCCTGATGCGCGATGACCTTCATCAGATTTGCCCCACGATGCAGCGCGGTTTGTCCTGAATGCGCGCCACTGACCAGCGCATATCCCGCCACAGCTCATCAATCGTGGTATCGATGCTGTCGGCTTTTTTGTCGCCTTTCGCGCTCGCATCCACGCCGCGATAGCGCTCATACAGGGTGGCGGTTGCCATCGCACACACGGCGCGCTGGTAATGAAAAACACGCGTGCTCTCGCCGTCGATATCATCCGAGGGCACATCCGCAAGGCGCGCAAAACCCGCCTTAATCTGGCTCTCGCGGTACTCGAACAGCTCCGCGTTCGTCTCGGCAATGCCGGTTTTGATGGCATGGCGCAGCCGCGCCGGGGCGATAGTCTGCTCAAGACGCATCAGCTCGCGCACACGCTTCGGCTCGATATCGGGAAAGAAAAAGGTGTTTTTTATCACCGGCTCGTCACCTGCGGGCGGCGGGATAACCACCGTGTTATCCGGCTGCGGCTCTTCGTTTTTATGAATAATCAGCGTCATCATGACTACCTCTGAAAAGGCGGGCGGTGGACGCCGGTCGCAGATAAGGTGAAACACCCACTTTGACCGGCGTGCCGCCCTGGCGCGGGGCGCATTCTGTTAACCGGCGTTTTTGCGGGGGCGTCCCCGCCCGCGTTTCGCCGGTGTGGCTGTTTTTTTCTGTGACGCCGCTTTCGCGGGTGCTTTCGGCGCGGGCTTTGCGACAACAGGTTTTGGATTCAGCTCGCGCGTGAGCCGCTCGATGTCCTTACGTACTCCGGCGTTGCAGTCGAGCTGGATCGCGCGTTGCAGATGGGTCATGGCGTCAGCGAGCTGACCGGCATCGCGCAGCGTCAGACCGGCGACCTTATGCAGACGGGCGCGCACTTCGTCGGGCATGTCGGCTTTCGCGGTCATGCTGATGACGTCGAGAAGGATCGCCGCACTGACCGGCTGACCGGCATCGCGGGCGCGCAGGGCAGCGAGCGCCACCTCTTCGGCCAGCATGTAAGGCACGGTGCGCGCATGGTTCTCCGGCATCGACAGGTTGTAGCGCAGCGCATAGCGGGCGATTTCCAGCGCGCCGGGAATGTCACCGGCATCGAGACGCCACAGCATCACCGTCATTAAAATGGCATCCTGCGCGCCGGTGCCGTTCTCCAGCACGCCCGTCACCCACGGCAGATAAAACGGCAGCAGCTCGCGCTTTTTGTCGGCTTTACGCTCTTTCGAGTGGATTTCTTTCAGCGTCCGGCGGTCTGCGGCCAGCTTAACGAGCATCTGCTCGTAAGCCGTGGCATGGCGCAGCGGGGCGCTATCCCGCTGCGCGGCCAGCATGGCCGAGACCCGCATCGCGTGACGCTGTGCGGGGCTCGCCATCGGTTACGCTCCTTCGCCGGTGGTGGAAGTGTCCGACCCGCCAGCAGGTGCGGCAGTCAGGGCTTTCATGGCGTCGACGATTGCCGCCGCAAACACGGTGGCGGTGGTGCCTTCCGGGGTTTCCTCTTCTTCCGGCTCAAGAATTTCGATGTTTTCAATCAGGCAACCGGCTTCGTAGTCTTCAATCACAAAGTCGACTTTCACCTGCTCGTAGTTTTCCACCTGGTCGAGCTTCGGATTCTCGATGATGTGGCGGCGGTGGCCGTCCTCGTAGAGATAAATCGAGAGGTTATCCAGCGTGGTGATCAGAATGCTGTTGGCCGGGAAGAACGGCGCGCGCACCGCCTGTAACTGGCCGATGGTTTTCTGGCTGATAATCAGCTCACCGGCCAGTTGCTCGGTGTTCGGCTGGAATTTGTTGATCATCGGGAAATATTTGTCGGTCAGGATGCGACGCCCGCACACGACAACCATCTCCGGGTTTTCGCGGTGAATTTCGGCAATCAGCGTTTCATGCGCATCCATCACCAGTGCGTCGAGATTTTTGTAATGCCCTTTCTTGCCGACCTTGATGGTCGTGGAAATAACCGCGCCGGTGTCGTCAACGACCTTATTCATGACGCGCGCCGGGGCGTCGTTGCGGTACTTCTGCAACCAGCCGACGGCCACATCCTGCAACAGCGGATTTTTCTGGCGGTCTGATGTTGGCGCACGGCTCACGCCGTTAAAACCGATGGTGATGTAGTCAAGTGCCTGTCGCTTGACGATCGCGTCGCGGATGCGGGTCTGAAAATCCTGAAAACGCGCCCACAAATCGAGCTTGTTGTACTTCATGTGAAAATCGAAGTTCACCGGCTGACAGAAATAGCGGTAAGCGTCCATTTTCGAAAAATCAGCGGTCTTGCGCTCCACGCCGTTTGAAGTGTCGGCAGTGCTGGCAATCGTGCCGTTGACGTCGATGCCGATTTTCTCCTCGGTCAGCTCGCCGACCACCACCATATTGATTTTTTGCAGGAAGGAAGAGGATTGCTGGATCTTGTCAAACAGCGTCTGCGTCACTGACGGCTCAACGCTGAATTTCTTGCTCAGGTCGTCCACGCCAACACCGTTCAGCTCAGCGAGACGGGTCAGGTAGGCATTAAATTTAAAGCGGGTTTCTTTACGCATTGTGTCGTTTGTCCTGTGATGAAAAAGGGAGGCCGGTTAGCAGTCGGTCAGCGCAGCGGTCGCACCGTCGCCGCCGGTGCTTAGTTTGCGGCGTGGCTGCGTGTTACCCGGTGTTTTGTCCAGGGTGGCGGTGATCGCACTGAATTGCTCAGTGGTTTTGCTCGTCTCATCAGCCACGCTTTTCTTAAGCGTGGCGAGCTCGGTTTCCAGCGACGCGAAACGCGTTTCGGCGCTGTCCTGGCTGGTCTGGACGCGCTCCGCAATCGTGGTCACGGCTTCGTGGACGTCGTTAAAACGGGCGTCATCAGAGGACTGGCGGCGGCTGAAAATGGCTTTCACCGAGTCGGTCAGCTTGTTCAGCAGGGTTTCGGGTGCGTCCTCGAATTCCAGCTCGGCCAGGGTGGCAACAGAGAACAGATTTTCCGGGCTGGCCTTGAAGCGCTGGAGCGGGTTGTGTTTTGCGGTGCGGCAGAATTCCAGATATTCGGTGCCGAGGCTTGCCGGGTCATCGGTAACGGCGAGGCCAACCAGATAGCATTTGCCGCTGTTGGCGAAATTCGGCTGAATTTCCATTGAGGTATAAACTTTCTGGCCTTTCGCCACCATATCGACCAGCGTGTCGAGCGGGGCAATTTTGCCGAACAGCGCCAGCTTGCCGTTAAGCGCGGAATCGTCCTCGATTTTCTCCGCTTTCAGCTCAACCACATCCCCGTAACGGGCAAAAGCGCCGTCAGGCAGCAGGCCGCGCAGATGTTCAAGGTTGATGCGGCAGCCATAGACACGCGGGTCGAATGAATCGGCCATTTCCTGAATATCGGCCGCGCTGATAATGCGCCCGTCGCAGGTGTCACCCTCGACGCCGATACGAAAGAATTTTGAGACTTTTTTTGCCATCGTCAGCAGTCCTGATTGTGTGTGAAGGAGTCACGTTGATTTCAGGGGCTAGTTTCCCGGCTCGTCCGCTGGTTCGCCATCAGTCACGGATGGCTTGCCCCCTGCACATCAGCGGCTTAGCGAATCGCCGGTCGCGCTTAAGTAGCCTTGCGCTGTATCCATGACGGCGAGGCAGGCATGACCATCACCACCGACACCACACTTTTAAACGACCCGCGACGACAGGCGGCGCTGTTGTACTGGCAGGGGTTTTCCGTGCCGCAAATCGCGGAAATGTTGCAGACCAAACGCCCGACGGTGCAGAGCTGGAAACAGCGCGACGGATGGGACGAGACCGCCCCGTTAGACCGGGTGGGAAATACCTTAGAAGCGCGGTTAATCCAGCTTTACGCCAAGCCGGAGCTGACCGCGCACGATTTCAAGGTTGCTGATTTTCTGGCGCGCCAGATGGAGCGCTTTGCGCGCATCAACCGTTACGGCCAGACCGGCAACGAGGCCGACCTGAATCCGAACGTGGCGAACCGCAACAAGGGGGAGCGCAGAAAGCCGAAAAAGAATTATTTCAGCGAGGAAGCCATAGAAAAACTGGAGGAGATTTTCTTCGACCAGTCTTTCGCGTATCAGCTCGGCTGGCACAAGGCCGGGCTGGAGCACCGCATCAGGCACATACTCAAATCCCGCCAGATTGGCGCGACGTTTTATTTTGCCCGCGAGGCGCTGTTACGCGCCCTGCAAACCGGCCAGAACCAGATATTTTTATCCGCGTCGAAAACACAGGCGTATGTGTTCCGCAAATACATCATCGCCTTTGCCCACCTTGTCGATGTTGACCTGTCAGGCGACCCGATTGTGATTGGCAACAACGGCGCGGAACTGTTATTTCTCGGCACCAACTCAAACACCGCGCAAAGCCATAACGGCGACCTGTATGTCGATGAAATTTTCTGGATACCCAACTTCCAGAAACTGCGCAAAGTGGCGTCGGGCATGGCGTCGCAAAAACACCTGCGCACCACCTATTTTTCGACGCCCTCCTCACTCGGTCACGGTGCGTACCCGTTCTGGTCAGGCGACCTGTTTAACCGGGGGCGCGCCAGTGCCAGCGAACGGGTTGATATCGATATCAGTCACGCGGCGTTAGCGCGCGGCGTGGCGTGCGCAGATGGTCAGTGGCGGCAGATTGTCACCATTGAGGACGCGCTTGCCGGGGGATGTACGCTGTTTGACCTGGAGGCACTGCGACGGGAAAACAGTGCAGATGACTTCCGTAACCTGTTTATGTGTGAATTTGTCGATGACAAGGCGTCTGTGTTTCCGTTCGAGGAGCTGCAACGTTGCATGGTCGACAGCATGGAGGAATGGACGGATTTTCAGCCCTTCGCCGACCGGCCATTCGGGCATCGCGTGGTGTGGATTGGTTACGACCCGTCACACCGTGGCGACAGCGCCGGGTGCGTGGTCATCGCGCCGCCGGTGGTTGCCGGGGGCAAATTCCGCATTCTGGAGCGCCACCAGTGGAAAGGGATGGACTTCGCCACACAGGCCGAATCCATCCGCGAGCTCACGCAAAAATATAACGTGGAATACATCGGCATCGACTCGACCGGGCTCGGTCAGGGCGTGTTCCAGCTTGTGCGCTCGTTTTACCCGGCAGCGCGTGACATCCGCTACACGCCGGAAATGAAAACCGCCATGGTGCTCAAGGCAAAAGACACCATCACGCGCGGTTGTCTTGAATATGACGTCAGCGCCACCGACATCACACAGTCGTTTATGTCCATCCGCAAAACCATGACCAGCAGCGGGCGCAGCGCCACCTATGAGGCCAGCCGCACCGAGGAAGCCAGCCACGCGGATCTCGCATGGGCGACCATGCACGTACTGATTAACGAACCGCTGACCGCCGCGACCGGCCAGTCGTCATCCTCTATTCTGGACTTCAACTGATGAGCAAAAATAAAAAGCAAAAATACACACCGAAACCGCGCCAGCACACCACCGCGCCCGCGCAGAGTATGGAGGCGTTTACCTTCGGCGAACCGGTGCCGGTGCTCGATAAGCGCGAAATTCTCGATTATGTCGAATGTGTCCATAACGGCCAGTGGTACGAGCCGCCGATAAGTTTTTCGGGGCTGGCAAAAAGTATGCGCGCCGCTGTTCATCACAGCTCGCCGGTGTACGTTAAACGTAATATTCTGGTGTCGACGTATATCCCGCACCCGCTGTTATCACGTCAGGATTTCAGCCGCTTTGCGCTCGATTATATGGTGTTCGGCAATGCGTTTATTGAGGAGCGCCGGAGCTACACCGACAAGCCGGTTAAATATGAAACCTCACCGGCAAAATACACCCGGCGCGGCGTGGAGGAGGATACCTACTGGTATATGCAGAATTTCACGAAACCGCATCAGTTTGCGCCCGGTTCCGTGTTCCACCTGCTAGAGCCCGATATCAACCAGGAGATTTACGGGATGCCGGAATATCTCAGCGCACTTAACTCGGCCTGGCTGAATGAGTCGGCGACGCTGTTCCGGCGCAAATATTACCAGAACGGCGCACACGCGGGTTACATCATGTACGTGACGGATGCGGCGCAAAGCAGCACGGACGTGGAGGCGCTGCGCAAGGCGATGCGGGATTCAAAAGGGCTCGGCAATTTTAAGAACCTGTTTTTCTACGCCCCGAACGGAAAAGCCGACGGAATTAAAATCGTGCCGCTGAGTGAAGTCGCCACAAAGGACGATTTTTTTAATATCAAGAAAGTCAGCGCGGGCGACCTGCTGGACGCGCACCGCATCCCGTTCCAGTTGATGGGCGGCAAGCCTGAAAATGCGGGCTCAATAGGTGACGTTGAGAAGGTGGCAAAAGTCTTTGTGCGCAACGAACTGATACCGCTGCAATCGCGGTTTCTGGAGCTGAACGAATGGGCAGGCGCGGAAATTATCCGGTTCCAGAAATACTCGCTCGACCCCGACAACGAATAGCCCACCACAGCCGCCGCCGGGCGGCTTTTTAATGCCCCTCACCAGACCGCGCCAGCGCCCGCACACGGCGCGCATTATTCTCCCGCTCCCTGTACTCATTATCAGCCATTGAATGGCAACGCCGCCTCGCTGACGGGCTGGAAAATAAAAATAAATAACGCCTCCGGCGCGCAGTGCTTTCCCCGCCTCGCCTGCCCGCTTTATGGGTCGGTTTTAATGCAGTTGCATTAATAGGCGAAATTAGGTCAGCCGTAGAATAGCCGTTAACAATTTTGAGTACACTTTGCATGCAAAAAAATGCAGTTTCATGCATATGAAAATCTGGAATCAAGAAGGGAATAGAGCTATAAGTTTTTTTAGGCAGCCTTTGTCCCAAACCGCCCTTGAGATGTGACACAAATCACACATGAAATGACACGTTCTCTTGAGCCTTTACACTCAGCATAAGGAAATAGACATGATTGAAAAAAGAGTAATGGATGAAAAACTATTAATTAAAAAAAGAAGCGTTAAGGACTTAGCCGACTATATTAGAATCAGATCGGGAGTATCCCCTAACTATTCTTTGTTCCTTGGTGCAGGAGCATCTGTTACATCAGGGATTCAAACTGCTCATCAGTTGGTACAAGAGTGGAGAAAAGAGATATTTTGCAGGCTTTCGCATGAACCATATACTACTGAAACCAAAGCGAGAGAATGGCTAGCAGATAAACATCCTGACTGGTACGATCAAAATAATGAATACTCGTCACTTTTTGAGAAAAAATTTGACTTACCATCTCAACGAAGACGCTTTGTCGAATTACAGGTTGATAAAAAACTACCGTCTATAGGGTATGCTTATCTTGTTGAGTTATTTGAATCCAATTTTTTTGATACTATTTTCACAACAAACTTTGACGATTTAATAAACGAGGCGTTTTATCAATTTTCATCAGACAGACCATTATTATGCGCTCATGACTCATCAATCAATGGAATATCAGTAACATCATCGCGCCCTAAAATAATAAAACTACATGGAGATTATTTATTTGACAGCATAAAGAGCTCCTTAAAAGAAACCGAATCATTGGAAATCAATACACGAGAAAAACTTATAGAATTCACAAAGGAATACGGATTAATATTCGTTGGTTATGCTGGTAATGACAACTCAATAATGGAGGTTCTAAAATATCTCCTCAAACAAAATGACTACTTAAGAAATGGGATATACTGGTGTAAGAGAAAAGAAGATCAAGTCACACCAGAGTTATTCAAACTATTGAGCCAAGACAAGGTTTATTGGGTAGAAATTGATGGATTTGATGAGCTCATGGCTGAATTAACTCATCACCTTGGCACAGAACTATCTCTCGGGGGAAATCAAAAATCCACTAAAAGAGAAAGGATGATCAATAACTTTATAAAAGACGATTACAATTTAATCTCAAATGAATTTATAAAAAAAGATTTAGCTAAAATCAAAAAACACACACTAACCAGAGATATATCATCATTGATAAATGAGCTTTCACAAAGTGACACTGATGATCAGAGAATACCAGAGGAAGATTTCAAAAATTTATTGTTTATCGATAACTTAATCAGAACAAAAAACTACATATCTGCAGAAGACAAACTAAACAAATTAATCATCGACACAAATGATGATAATATAAAATCAAAGTATCTCCGACGTCTCATTGAGATAAAAGAAGATCAGAATGATACTAAATCCGCATTAGAATACAGTGATAAACTCATTGAACTTGATGAGTTTAACTTGAATTATAATTTAGCAAGATCCAACATATTCCCAGATATAAAAGATAAAATAGATTATCTAGAAGGATTGCTTGATAAATTTAAGTATAGCATAAATCTTAAGAATCATCTCTGTAGGGTTTCTCTTTCGTATTTAAACATAAGTGATGAAAACACAATATCATTTGACAGAATTCATGAATTAGCAGACAACAGTCTGAAGCTAAATAATGGTCTCGACAACAGAGCATGGAGAATTAAATATGATGCTATCAAATTTGAACATGCGCATAACTTTAATAAAGAAGAACGTGACAAAGCGATTAACGAATTAATCAATAAGCTAAAAGCGATAAATCCAATCCATGATACATATTTAAGCATATATGCTGATTTCTCATCTTCTTCAAGGAAAAAAGAAAACATTAAAAGCAGCATTGATTATTTATCGGAAGTTTATAGAAACTCATCAAGAACCAAAAAAAAATACATATTAAAATATCTAACTCAACTACATCTCTCATTATTTGAAGTAGATGATGATGACGATACATCAAAAATCATGAAAGATTTCATAGTAAAATATGAAGAAGACAAATATGAATCAGCAATAGCACCTTTCATCTTATTCAAAGCAAGATACGAAATTGGTTGTAATAAAAACATAAATGGAGGAATAACACTTGCAAAAGAGGCCATGGATAGTCCTTGGCGCAACAATCATATTGAAAGTATAGCGGATATTCTATTGGCAGAACCAGAAAATATACAGGTTGTAGAAGATTTTCTAGACAGTTTACCACGGGATGTTTCAGAAGTAACTATTCTGAAGATAAAATCAGATATATGTAACCTTAGAAAAGAATTTGACCGCTCAATAGAATTCCTAAATGAAGCCCGGAAAAAGAAATGGGATTTAGGCAGTTACATCCTTGCCAAATCCTATACATTCCTTTTAAAAGAGGAATACGAAAAAGCAATAGAAATAACAAATGAGAACATTGATAAAATAAAAGATTACAGGGAGAAAGATATCCTGACAATAAATAGAGAAACAGCCAAGAAAAAACTTGGCATAGATTTAAAGAAAAATGAAATACATTCAATCCTCGCTCATCAAAGATCAAAAGGTTACATTTCAATGTGCGCTTTTTATCTTCTTGATGATCATAAAAGAGGGAATGCATTATTACACGAATTATTAGAGAAAGATTTCATGTACTATTATCGATTTTCACAATGGCCAGCATTGCCTGATAATGTTATTGCAGAATATAGAAAAACAAAATTAGCCAACAACAAAGCGGCTTAAGAGTAAGGGCACAAGTGAAAATTCATTTGTGCCTTTACTACCTCGGCAATATAAAATTTTTAATTTCTATTCCTTTCCTTATTTTTATTGTCTTTTGTAAAAACAAGACGTTTATCAAAATTATTATTTTTCCAATGAGATATCAGAAACTGAGAACCAAAAAGATTTATTTTTTAGCAAAGTATCCTTCGCTAATTCTTCAATCCAATTCAGCGCTATCACAAGATCTCTTTCACGGCACATCCCTTCAGTGGTTAAACGCGCAATCAGCTCAACACGCTCAAGCATGACCTGTTCTTTTAATTCGTTTCTCACAAAACATCTCCCACATGACGCACTGTATAAACATACAGTATAATGATTATTGTTACAAAGTGAAATAAAAAAATCAACCATAACCCGTTGTATAATCAAGATATAAATTTGCATGTCTGCTTAATTTTCTTTCACCATTCCAGACAAAAAGGCAACACGGGCAAGGATTTCCTTAGCCTTTGCAAAAAATGGTGGGGCGGTAGAAAAAACCTCTCCTGCTTCGGATCCCCGACACCATTTTCCGTTAAACCAGCTTTTGCCATGCGCCATCAAGTGCAGCGCTTCGCCCCGGCTTATAGTTATGCCGGTTAAAAGCTTTATTTCGTCAATCGTCCTGGATATCGCGCCGTCCTGCGCTGGCGTTCCGTGGATAAAATTGCCGCGCTCGGTCGGCTTTTTATCCCTTAACCGGTTAGTTAGCTGTCGTCGCTGATATCGATTAAGTGGTTTTGATAAATCCAGCTCCGGTGGATCGATTTCGCTCCCCGTACAGTTATTGACAGAACTCCGAGAGGGCGCGGTCGCGCCCTTAAGGTCAACGACCAAATCAACAGCGCGTTTCGGGACAATCTTCCACTGAGTGAGGCGGGTCAGAATCGGTGAACCTGTGCCGACTGTGGCGTCGTACACGCCACGAATGCAGACAGTCTCCTCGCCATACTGGTTAAACTCGGCGCGAGACTCATAGAGCGTGCGAACCTGCAAATCATCACGACGGACAAACGCGCCGCCCTGTGCATTGACATAGCCCGCCCAGTCACCGGCATCAGCGGCATCATGAACGGCGGCAAATTCCACGCTAAGACCGTGAGCGGTTTCGGTATCAGCCAGGCGACGCAATTCACGGTAGACCGTCACAGGCGCGCCACCGATAAACTGGAATTGCCGGATGTGCCAGCGAGCAGCCCAGGCTGAAACAGCGGGAGCCGTCTCTTTCAATAACTCGCCGCTTTCGTCATCTTTCTCGCCATCGAGCGCATAACCGTCAATATTCTTGGAAATGTATTTAGCAACATACCCCGTAGCGCTACCTTTCTCCGGGTCGATAGCCTCAGCGTGAAAACGGGCTTTTCTGGCTTTATCGCTGCTGAGTTCGCTCTCATCTTCCTGCCACGCATAATCACGAATAACCCTGCGAACGCGCTCGACATCTTCCGGCAGCATAAACATCAACATGTGCCAGTGTGGTGTTGCGTCGTGATGTGGCTCGGCGACGCGGATGCCAAAAATACGGATTTCTTCGCGGTGAAGTTTGGCGCGGATGCGCGCCCAGAGAGAGGTTAAATAATTCTGCGTATCGGACGGGCTCGCGCCGTTCCATTTGTGATTACGGTAGCCCGCTTTAGTTGTGGCGTGATATTTCGACGGTGCGGTCAGCGTATAAAATTCACCGACATAACCAAGCTCATTACAGATATTTTCGAACCCACGAATGCGGGTCATCAGCTCGCAGCGGCGAATGGCCGGATTCGCGACCGACCCGTCGTATTTTTCTATCAGGCTGATGCGGTTCCCGTCTTCGTCTTCCAGCTCCAGACCTTTCAGAAATTCGCGGGTTCGGCGCTTTTGCTCGCGCCAGTCTGTCACACATGATTTGCTGGCATAGGCGTGTTTTTTCTTGCTGACGTTGCCAACGGCAATTTGCAAATGTTCGCGCCAGGCAGATGCAACACGGCGCAAGCGACCACGCCACCATGTTTCATTAAACATGCGCATAACTGCCGGTGCGATCTCGTCCTGGCCGACATATTTGCCTGTAACGCGCTCCCAGTGCGGCGGAGTGACGTTGAATTGCATCGCAATCATACCGGCGCGCATGTACCAGCGATAAAGTGTTTTAAGTTCTCCGGCATCAGCATCGTCATTATTCGCCAGCTCACCGCGAATAAAATTCGCGATGTCGGCGGCAAGGAGGTCAATGTCGGCTTTCGACATATCCGGGAGCCGGTTAAACCGCGCCACCATATTCACCAGGCGTGAGGCCAGATATTGCAACACGCCAGTATCGAAATGGCCGTTAAAAATAGCGGCAGAGACATCGCGGTTAATGCCAGTGGACTCATATTTTTTGGCGACCAGCTCAAGGCGCGGCAATGCTTTTTTGCAAAAGCTGATTAAAAAGGCATTGGCTCGCTGGCTGTCGTGATGTTGTTCCAGAGTGGCGGCGGTGCGGTACACGTCATAACGGACGCATTCAGGCTGAAGCGATAACGCCTTACGCGCATGCAGCAACGCCGCAATCATATGATCGCGGCGATGCTGTTCGGCGTAGGTCAGATAAGGGCTGGCGATGGCTGACCGTGGCGAGTTCCACGGCCAGGCATAGGTCACGTTTACCGTCATGTGGCGCTGGCCTGGCGGCGCTCAATGCTTAACATCACATATCCCGGCGCCCATTCGCTGACGTCAGTGATATGGGTAATCCGCACGAAAATAAAAGCGCCTGTAAACCCGACAAGATTTGCTTCATGTTCGGACTCGCCATATTCATTCAGGCAGAGCGAATCCCCGACCGCGAAATCACGGTCGGCACGACGTAGCTCGGCTTTTTTAATACCGAGCAGAACATCACGAAAATGTTCCGGTCGTGTTTTGAGGTTATGTGTCTTGCTCAAATTGCCCCCCTGTAATGCTTATTTTTAAGTTCGAGCATTTGCTGACAAGTCACGCAAAGCGATACGCCATAAATCGCCATGCGACGGGCTTCCGGGATTGGTGATTCACACTCTTCGCAAATAAAACGAGATGGCGCGCTTATACGGCTGCGCGCGTTGTTGATGTGGCGCTCGCGTTCTTCCTGCTCGCGCTGCTGGATGTGATCCATTGCATCGGCCATCAGTGGAGCTCCTGAGATTCGTTTTCGTAGCGGGTAGCTTCCCGGCGCAGCAATTCAGCCGCTTCAATGCTGTTTAATCCTTTGTTGGTGATATGGGTTGCCAGCGCCTCAAGCCGGATTGAAACAGCGAGCGCTCGGCCTTTACGTTCCTCACGTTTGGCAATATCTATCACCGCCATAAGCGGGTCGGTTTCAGCTATAAACATTTTTGGTAATTCTTTATGCATTGTTCTTTCTCCTGAATTTGGGCAAAGAAATGCCCGGCGGGTTTACGCCATTAAATTTCTGTTGGTATTAATTCGGCATGGTTAGCCGTTTGGGAAATAAGCTCACGACTGCGCGAAAATGGTTCATTGCTGAAATAAGCGCTTTTTTCTCGTCAGTAGTCAGCTCACTTAATTTGAGCCCGTGACGAGCTGCCGGTATTTTGGCCAGAAAGAAAATAGCGGCCAGTGCGCGCTCGTTGTCTTCATGCTGTGGGTCGCGTGTATCGCGCATATTCGCGACGAATTGCTCGACCTCTTTCCATCTATCACCCCAGAAGCGCCCGCGTATTTCAGCGATATGATTCAGGCCGGCCATGCGCGCGCCAGTGCTCAGCGGAACCGTTGCGGAAACAGCTTCGATAGCCATGCAGCCCCCTTGAAAGAAACAGGCTTTGCCTGAGTTTGTGAGCGCACCGGATGCCAGCGCTGACCGTTCTCGCCGACAATCCAGCCGTGACCGTAATGCATAGACGGGCTTTGTTTAATAAGTAATGACGCAAATGAAGGTGCGTTTTTCATCATCACCTCACATCAGGCCAAATGACGCGCCGAGACCACTAACGGTATCGACGACACTGGACATTGCCGGGTTAGCCTGGAGGCGTGCTTGTAGTGCCATAGCTGTCAACGAAAGCATGCGTATACCAGAATTCACACTCTCGACCATACTGTGCTTCCTTGCCGGGGTGAGACGTTCAGAGGAAACAGCACCGCCAGCCAGATCGCCAAGCTCAGTCATAGCGCGCATGACATAGGTTTGTAATTTCTCCTTTGCCAGTTCGTTGACTGGTACACATGGTAAGCAGTGAAGCATCGCCAGAAAGCCGTCAACGAGCGCAGAGTCTTCAGTAAGATCTGTAAGTAGCCAAATTTCCGGCGGTGTGAGGTGGTGAGGCTGTTCCGGGTTGAGCTTGTTTCGTAAAGTTTGAACGTTCATACCCGCGCGCTCGGCCAGCTTCGCCATATTGTGACGCTGCGCGAAAGCCCGGCACGCTTCGTCATAATGAGGATGTTTGGAAACCTGAAAATCAAACATGATTCGCCTCAATCAAATTGATACGCTGATTTACGCATTAAGCGAAATATCACATTCGCTTAACGCTTGAACGGTTAGCGCTGCCATGTTGATTTCTATCAGTGCCTTCTTATGCTTACCCTTAGGCTTGATAGGCAATTTTCCATACTCAATAAGGTTTTTAGCGGTTTCCTTATTGGTTCCAGTACGGCGACAGTACTCATCTAAAGGCAGATAAGGCTCCGGGATGACAATTGTAATACTAGGTCGCATAGTGCAAACTCCCTGTTTGGCCGATAAGGCAATATCGGCTTATATGAGGCATTATCTAACATGGAGGCTAGGTTAATTAGATAATTTCTAAATGTCAATTTCATTTAGACAATGTCTAATTACCTTGAGATTGGATGGCAAGATTTCGTATTGACCCAGATACTGACAGCGCACCAGTGCTGGATCGGGTGATCGAAGCGTATGGCTTCACACAAAAAATGCAGCTTGCGGAGCATTTAGACATGGCTGCAAGTTCACTTTCATCGCGCTATAAACGCGGAGGCTTACCAGCGGATATCATGCTTAAATGCATGGCAGAAACGGGCGTAACGCTCGAATGGTTGGCTACCGGCAATGGCAAAAAGTTTGATAGTGAAGAGTTAGATATTCTAAAAATGCCGCGGACAAAAATCGTGGATGGCCAACTCTATGACTCAGGCATGCTCATGCTTGATAAAGCCTTATTCGTGCAAGGTAAACCACTCCCTCAAAACGCTGTTTGCATTCTGGACGGCATGAGCCAGTACATCGTTGAACAAAGCTTCACTGAGGTTTACGACGATGAATGGTTAGTAGAAATTGAGGGGAAAACTAGCATTAGACTGCTCACCCGCATTCCAGTGAAAAAAGTACGGGTTAGCGGTGTAGGTGCAGCATTTGATTGTTCTATTGATGATATAAAAATCATAGGACGTGTTGTATTAACTATTAAATAGCTCAAGGATTAGGCATGTTAGATTACAAAACAGCATCAAAAGATCAGCTCAAAGCAGAAATGAAACGCCTTGCCGCCGTCGTTTCTGATACTTCATTTGGTACAAAAAAAGAATTTTTTCACCTTCCTCAAATTCTGGGAACAAATGAAATCCCGCTAGCAATCGCTAGCGGTTCAATGGATGGCAATACATGGCTAATCACTCTTACAAATCAGAGGGTGATTTTCCTAGATAAGGGAATGTTTTACGGCGTGAAACAGGTGGATGTAAATCTGGAAAATATTGTTAGTGTTGGCGGGAAAACTGGTCTTGTACTAGGGGAAATAACAATCTCAACAACAGGGCAAAACTACACCATTAAAAACGTTCCAAAATATGCAGTGGTTCCCTTCACTAATTTAGTGAACGAGACCAGAAATCTCTATTCCTCCAACCAACAAGCAAGCTCCGTTCAACAAGCGATGAATCGCCACGGGTTTAACAGACACCTCAGAGTCATTTAA